AAGAGTATTCTTTAAGTGGTTAAAGGAGACTGGTGCTATGAGGTTCCGTGCTGCTACTACTTTAGAAAAGAACCCAGGTGTGGCAAGGCCATTATTTGTGGAAGAAGATTCTATAAGTACTGCAACGGAAGAATATAACCGAGTAGTGAAATACGTAGGTGATATTGATATTGTAAACAATGTAGATAAAGCAGGTGAAGCTTATACAGAACTTTACATTAATGTACCAACTGAAGTAGGAGGAACTCCAACTATTCTATTTGATTCTATATCGGATGCAAATTATCAACCTAGTTTAAAAATTCAAGGTAAAGACGAATTTATATTAGGTCGTAATGCAAGCACAATTCAACCACAAGGATTAAGCATTAATGCATTTTATGATTACGATCAACCTTTATTAAACCCAACAGGGCCAGCTGGTTATACTGATCCTAATGCAAATTGGATGGATGAATCAACTCCGCCAACGACAATAGATTCTTATTTTACTGAACCTAATACATTTACTAATCCTACTAGTGTTTTTATACAAAAATACCCTGCTGATTATGGCAGTCCTATAGGATATAATGGAACTGCATATATTAGATCAGAATTGGATGGTATTTCAGTTGACTTTACACCTAATGATTATGAGCAGATTATAACAGATCCTACTATTTCTACCATTGCACAATTTAATGGAACTGATTTAGCAAGTACATTTGAATTTAATGCAGTATTGGTTTATTATGATTTAGTAGATACTAGCAATACCGCAAACACTGTAACAAATCTTTATGGTATTTTACTTGTAGACAATGTTACCCCAACAACAGATGGTGGCTATATTCAAAGATACCCAAAATATAAACCTAATAAAGTTACTGGGCAAAATGGAAACAGTTATGGATTTAAAATTAATTTACGATTTGATGCTTCGCCAGGATCGGCCGGCATCGACACAATTGTTAATGACTATAATACATTTTCAATGCAGCTCTTCAGTGAAGCAACTGCACAGTTACAGGAATCGGCTAAAATATTCCAAACACAGCAATTAGAAATATCTACAATAGACCAAAAGGTTCAATCATTAGAAAATCAAATTACTAGTGTAGCGGATGTAACTTCACTCCAAGCGCAAATCACAAGTGTACAAAACCAATTGGACAATGCTAACTTGGCTTTTGCAAATGACACCGTTTTGTTAGATCTTATTGCAAAAAATTCGGATGAAATACAAGCATTGGCAAATGGCAATGTACCTATTACATTACAATACAATACTGATGTATTAAGACAAGGTACAGGAATCATAGTAAATAATAATATACCTAATTTAGTAACCATATCATTAGCCACACAAGAATATAATTTTATGGTACCTTTTAATACTAGTGAAGTTCAGGTCACATCTGCAAACCCATTAAATTTAAATCAGGCTATACCGAGGGTGTTTGCTCAATTAGAGACTTATACTAACATGCTGAGATTAGATACTGTTAATGAGGCTGGTGGAGATTTAAATATTTATATTAATGATACTGATATTCAATGGAGTACTGGACAAACATTAAGATTAACATTTAATAATGATTTAAATATAGGATCAAGAAACATTAGAGTATGGACCGATGCATCTGACAGATTAAATACTGGAGTTTATGGTGTATCTATGGGAGTAATACCAAATGCTATTATTTCAACAAAACCCATTATTGAATTTATATGTACTGAGCAGGGTGTGTTAAGTTTTGTATATGACTGTATTAAATAAATAATAAAAGAAAGAAGATAACTAATGGCTGAAAATAATTCAATATCAACAATGTTACCAGAGCTTCTTAGACTTTTTAACAATTCTTTAGAGAGTTTTGAAAAGGTTAATCAAGCCATAACTTCCAGTAACGAGTCAGTTACAATTAACATTCAGAATAATGATGGTACTAATGCTAGAGTAACAATACCTAGCTTTGGGTATTTAAAAAATTCAGTAGATAGATTACAATCAAATATTGATACTATTACTAATTTAAATGGAGCTGATAGTTCTATAAGATTAGCTGATGGGACATTTAGAAAGTTGGTTTTAGCTAAACTACCTACAGAAGCACCAGACCTATCTTCTATTAATTCTATTAATACTTTTGATATTAAACCTAATTGGTTTTTTGAAGAATTAATTAATCCATTACTTTATGTATCTTTTGATTTAACTGGCCAAGTGCCTATTGATACTGAAAGAGCTATTATACAAAGATACATTTTAAATACCAATACTCAGACTAAAATAAACTTTTTTAATAATTCATATGAAGGTAGGTCTGATATTTCATTTAACACCTTTTTACAAGATATTGTAGAAAAAAATATATCTTATGTATTAGATGAAGCCGTTGTTGATTTACCACCGAGAGATAAAAGATACTTTGGTAACTTTAGTGTATTGAGAATATCAGACGCCACCGTTACAGAGGAAATAAACGGTGTTAGTGTCACTTCACAAAGAAAACAATATAAACTAAATAAGATATTTTATACTGACACTGAAGCTGATTTTGATGATACTATACAGCTTGCGGTTGGTGATAGCTTAGAGGTAATTACAAATCCTATTAATACAAGATATAGAATTACTAAACTAGATTCTAGTACAAACACAGTTATTCTAGAATTAGTAGAAGGGTCTGCGCCAATAAGAATAGGTTCGGACATATTAAAAATATCCTCAGCATTAGAAGACAATATACAAGTTGATGTAACCGTTGGATTTAATGAAAGGTGTGTTACTTTTGTAAAACCTATTGACCCAGAATCAAAAATACCTTCAGTGAACTGGTCACCAGGTAGTGCATTTTACACGAACACTTTAACCACTATCAATTCAGGTGGAGTAGAACAGACATTATCAGAATTTTACCAACAGAGTGCAATAGATTTTGGATCTATGCTTCTTTCTTTTGCAAACGATAAGATACCTACAACAAGAGAAGGTGCTAAACCTAATCCGCCTACATTAGACGCAAGTGACTTTGGCGTCAAGTTAATAAATGGGCAGGTTAGTAATTCTCCGGCTATTATAGAACTTACCGATTTAAGTAATCAAAAAAATACAATTGAAGCTACATTAAAAGAATTAGATGGCGCTATAGTACAGAGTAGAGCAAAAATACAAACTACCAACTATTCAACTAATGTTGAGCGAGATGCTGATAAAAATGCTGCACAAGGTTTAATAACAGAGAGATCTTCACAGGCCGAATTATATGCATCTGTAGTTAAAGAAATAGATGCAAAAGGACAAGATAATTCTGTTGCTAGTATATCACCTAAATATAGGGTAAGAGGTTTTTGGGCAATGCCTGAGGAAAGATCCACACCAGCAACTGGCCCACAAGCAGTCGTTAAATTTAAAACAAGATATCGCTATTTGTCTAGTGATGGTGCCGCTAACCCGGTAGACCAATTTACTTTTGTTGATGGATCAGGCAAGAGCCAAGGTGCATTTTCTAATTATAATATTGTAGATAGTACCTTAAGACCTAGAGAAAAGAATCCTATCAATGGTACTTATCAATGGGTTGATATAAATGCTGATAATGCAGAAGCTGTAAATATTAATCAACTAGACATACCTATTAGAAAAGGTGAACAAGTAGAAATACAAGTTAAATCTGTCTCTGAGGCAGGATGGCCATCGAATCCATTAGAGAGTGATTGGTCAACTCCAGTTATAATTGGATTCCCTGCTGATCTTAGTTCTGATAACGCGGTAGAATCAATTATTAATCAAAATCAACAAGATAGAGCAAAGGTTGCATTAGAGCAAGATTTAGGTGCTAAAGGAATAGATGAACATTTAAGTAGTTCGTTTACTGCAAATGAAACTTATTTTGCTCATTCATCACCAGTAATAGCATCAGGGTTTTTATCAGAGAACCAAACCCCAATTGATTTGTTTACTAAATTAACTGAGATGCAAAATCAATTAGATTTGTTTTCAGAAATACTAGCAAATGCAAAAGGGAACTTGGTGGTTACTTTAATTGATGATCAAGGAAATGTTACTAACCTAAAAAGAAATTCGGTAACTAAAATATTTGCTGGTTTTTATTCACAAGAAGTATCTAATCTTGATGATCCTAGAGGTGCAATTATATCAAAAACATTCTTTATTAATTTAGCTAACAACGAACAAACAGGATTAAGAATAGTTTCTAGGATTGCTGGTAACAGAGGGAGAATGGTTAAACAATCAGAAAATCCTGGTTATACGGTGGTGGATGTTACTTCTGGTAATACCATATTACCTGCAACATATTCATGGCTAGATAATAGCGCGGCTAATCAATCAAACAGTAGAGCTACATATTCATCAGATGATACTGATTATAATACAATTAGAAAATACGACTTAACGCCAGAGCTTTTAACAAATCCAACAGTTGATTCTTCATGGCCTTATGGTCAAACTGTATCAACTCCGCCATTTCAATCTTCACAAAACAAAAACCAATTTATTTATAGTAGATTTAGTGATGTATCAAATGAAGGTAATTTTTATAACTACCAAAGACCTAATGATGATTTTTACACTTTTAACTTAGATAGTATAGAAAATTTTTATGGTAGAACAAGTGATACTGGGGCGGTTGTATCTGGTGAATTTATTTGGGGTGGAGGTTTCGATAATGCTGGTGCACCTACTACAGCTACAGGATATCCACTAGGGGATCCTAATACATTAGAACTTCATACATCTCACCCATATTTAACTAGTTATGCTACATACAAAAAGGCATATGAGAATACTACTGGTGATACAGTAACATTACCACTTGATGCAACGGGTGGGGTTGATTGTACTAATAGTGGAAATGGTACTGCGGATGTTTTATTTAGACATTCTAGATTTATACCTTTACAATCGGATCAAGATAAAGGTAAACAGCAAGCAATTTATTTAAATGAAAATATTAATGATCTACAAGCACTAGGAACAACAGGGTTACTAAGTGGTGCAGCCTTTACCTCTACTGGTCAAACGATTCAAGCTAGCCCGTCATTATATAATACTACTTTAGTAGAATTGCAGTCTGTTAATGGTGGTAAAGGTTATAGCAGAAATACTAAAACTTCCTTTGAAAATTTTGACCAATACTTATTAGGTGAACAGACTTGCGGTTCATATTTATTTATGTCTTCTGATGATCACCAAAATATTCAAGTTAGTGGAGATTCTATACAGTCACAAAGAATAATACAGTTTGGGCAACAGAATTCTATAAATATACCTTTGGTGTTTCAATATAGAATGACTGATTATTTCGGTACTGGTTCTGGTGCCGCTGGTGGGCTAGGTAATATTGGAGGTGATTCGTCTGGTGCAACAGTAAACGTCACGTATGCTAAGAAAGTAGGATTTGATATATTTCCTAATAACACAGATGTATATCAATATGACATTGAGGTATTTTCTAAATATAGATCTGATAATCTTAATATTGATGTATTCCCTACACAAACAGTTACAAAAGGTCTAAACGACCTAGAAAAGGTATTAACTAAATTAAGTCCATCAGTTACTGCTACAAGAGTAAATGAAATTGTTAGAACAGGTGGAGTCAACTCCCGTGGATCTGGTGGAGTTGATCGAGGTTTTGTTAGTGTTGATGCTAATATTTAAGCATTTAAATTTTCACAACCTTCATGGTGAATAAATAAAAAAAGTGAAAATTAAATGGCTGAAAAACTTTTTGATAAAGCGTCTTATAGTATAATTAGAACTAATCCTAAATTAACAGGTAATGTTAAATTAGTTAGTAATGGTGAAGATTTATATCTAGAATCTTTTAGTGCTAATACTCAACTGGCAACATCTACATTTAAAGCATTTAAGTTAAGTGGTAAAGAAACTTATGATACTGATGTATTTAAGTTCTTTCAGCTTGGTAAATTCCCAACAGATTTAGCATATGAAGTATTTCAGGAATATCAAGATGTTTCTGTTTTGTCACAGTATCAAAATCAGTATGAAATGTTTTACTCAGCTGGTACTAGATCAGTAGCATCTGAAGCATATTCTGAAAACTTAGGTATGCTATCTCCACTTTGGCTAAATGAACAAATACCTAACAAGTTTGTTATATTTAGAATAGATAACCCAGCAGCAGTAAATAACATAAACCAAAGTTTACAGAATGTTAATAGCGCAGATGCACAAACATCTATTGCATTTACTAAGAATGTCTTAGAGAACTGTACGGCAATTAAAACATTTGACCTGTCTTCTAATAGCTTATTAGGATCTTATATTAGAAATTATAGAAACCAAGATTCGTTTCCAACAACACCCCTTAATGTTAGCTGGAGGCAAGATGAGCCTATACAATGGAACGGCATAAATTATAATAGAGGAGGGTTTACTTCTTCTGGTAGTTTCTCGTATGATGATCTGGTGGTTAATGATGCTACCATAATCCAAAACGAGCATTTTTTTACTGAAGGGTTTCAGCGTAATAATATTCTTTTAGCAAATTTAATAAATATGGAATTTTTGTTTTCTGATACTAATGCAAAGGATTATTCATTAAATAGGTATTTCGGTTTATATGTAAATGAAGTAGAGGAGGGGTTGTTTGATATTTCTGGAGAAGGTTTTTATAAGAATACCGAAAAGACACAACTACCAAAAATAAAAACAATTACACAAGTTTCTGAAGAACTTAATACTCCGTTTGAGATGACTAATGAAAATGGTTTATTAATATATTTAGATCCTGCTAAAACAACTACAATAACAGGTTTACCTACACCACAAAGAGTTAATGAGGTTGAATCTATATTTTATATTAAGGATAAGAATGAACAGTTTCATACTGTTAAAAAAGGATCTGTTTGGGGAGAAAATCAAATTAGGTTATTTGATACTATAATGGATATTTCAACTATAGCAGGATATAAACAACCTGATACTTTTGCTGATGCATCTATAATTTCAAGAAAAGGTAAAGCTATAAGTTATTTTAAAATCTTAGAGGAATTGACTGATGGGTTTAAAATTACATTTTATGATGGTTTAGATTTAGTAGGGGAAGTTGCTGCATCTACTGCAACAGTACCTATACCTGGCAATCATAAGTCACAATTTTTTAATCCTAATGGTACACCTGAAGAAATTGCTAAATCAATAGAAGGAGCTATCAATAATGGAATTTCATTAGAAAAAAGATTTTTTGAAGCTACTCATAATAATGATACTGTATATGTGCAGTCTAGGTTTTCTGGTAGCAGATTTAACAGATTAAATTTTGTTATAGATTATGCACAATATCCACTTATGGTTAATAATATTACTTCATACCCTATTACTTCTATCATAGAACCAGGTAAACATTTTGTTGGTGGAAATGATGTTAATAATTCTTTATTAAAAGTTAATAATGGCGACCAAGAAAGATTTAAAAAAGGTAATTGGGTTCAATCAAAAAACGGTTTTGCTGAAATTGGCGACTGGGTTCCTTATTTAGATGAACCTATAACAAACCAAAACGGTACAGTGTTAGGCTATACAGGTGTAAATGAATATGCGATAATTACATTAGATGATAATCAAATAAATGTTACTAGGACTGGTCAAGTTGCATTATATTCTGATTATAGACCTTCGTTTGGTAGATTTTCAATTTTTCCAATAAAGGATTTTGATTATGACTTTTATAGTAAGCTATACAGTCAAATGGGAGAACTGGAATATGAAGAAGATCAATATAACCAAACCGATGCGAGTGGTAGTTTTACGGGTATAAGTGCTAACCCTGAGGTTAGAGAATTTTATAGGGATGGTGGATTTACTAGATTAATTGGTTTATTAAGATCAGCAGACCCTGATGAAAGTTTTGACTCTATAATAGAATCAGAATATGATAGACTAGAAGAAAACTATTTAAAGCAACAGGCTGTAGCATCTAGAGTCATACCTTATATAAATAAATGGTCTTGGGTTAATGATGGTAAAAATGTTAGGAATTTACCTTATGGATTAAACTTAAGTGAAGCGTTTAGTCAAAATAACTTTGCGCCTTCCAAGTATTCAATTGGGCAAGAGCCACTGGGCTTTTCACATGAGTGGTATTACTTATGTGAATTTCCTTATTACTTTAATAATGAAGCAATTAAGAGTTCATGGAGTTATATTGATAATGCACCAACTGATACCATTGAAGAAAATCCTTTTACTGGGGCTGTGTATACACCAGGAACATTCCAAAGAGTAGATAAAGATTATTTTAATGATTATTTTATAGTGGATAAGTTTACGACAGGTGGTACTATTAATTTAGTTGATAGACAACTTAGATATGGTAGATTTAGTGGAGGCGATGAAAAGAATTTTGCTGAGGCGTTTTTGAGAGGAGTTAGAGTAATTGCTAAACCTAAAGCAGATGCTTTTGAAAAGCCTAATTTTAATGCTAGGTCAATTAAGTATGTTAATGACGGTAGGTTTAATGATTATAGATTTTCAGTTATGCTTGTTCCTAATGCACCAGATAAACCTGAAGTAGAGGTTAAGTTTATAAAAAATGATAAGTGGAGAACCGTAGTAATGTTAATCTTTTTAGATTTAAGCAATGATTGTATAAATGGCCCTGGTGACCAGAGTATTGATCGTACAACCTTATATTCATTTGGAAGTGATTACAAAACACAGTTACCGCCTAATGAGTGTGAACCTGAAATTAACCCTATTGATAATACTTTTATGTTTGAAGCCGGTGAAGTCCAAGGGGCAATAAATTTAGCTAATGTGTCATGGAATAGCACAGTTGGCGCTTATCTTTTTCAAGGGCAACCAGACGTAAATGGAATTCCTACAAGGTTTTTAAGAGATCTAACGAGAGGGGCAAACGGGCAGTTTAACAGAATTGAATTTACTATAGGGTCTGATGTATACCAAATTGGTGGAATAGTAAGAATTGTTAGTGATACCGAATTCTTTGCAACTAGGATTACGGAAAACGGGTTGACTTTTATTCCAGGTGGACCTAACCCATCTCCGTTTTCACTGTTAACTGCAGATTATATTACTATTGGTGGTGGCTTTAACACTTATTCATCCAGGCTTTCTGATGTTGGTTTTGCTACATTATTTAAAAATATTAATCAAGGTAATCCAACAATAATTTATGAAACTATAGATAAGGATGGGAATAGGGTTTTAGATAAAGATGGCAATCTAGGTCAAACGTTTTCAATAGAATTAAGAGCCCAGGCAGATATATTAAAATCTGTGTATATAGGTGTATTACCTGACCCTGCAAAACCAACTGCATTTAACTTAACTGATATTATTGGATATGACTTGTCTTTGCAAACTAAACCAAGAATAACTCCTATAGGTAGGCATGCTGGTTATTATCAACCAACGGCCCTTGATGTTATATTTTTTAGAGATCCATATTTAAATATTGATTTTGATAGTGTGACAGGTGGAACTGGAATAACTGGCGGTTCTATTAATGATGAACTATATAAGATAAAGGTTAAAGAATTATGTAGATATGAGAATACTCAATTTAATAGTAGTGATTATGAAAACTTTGGACAAATAAAGAATTTATTTTATCATAAAGTAAATGAAGAAGATCCATCTACTATACTTGAACTTTCCACAGAAAGTGCATTCTTAAGTTTATACCCTCTTATTAATGAGGTAGGTATTGCAAGTAGGGACTTTTACGCGTTTTCGTCTAATTGGGAACCTTCTTATTTTAGAAAAAGTATTGATAAGTCTAAGATTGAATCTATTATAGGTACTAGGGCAATGACTGAAAAGAAGTCGTTCTTTGGTTCAAAATATTTAAAGGTACCTCAACTAATAGAATTAGAAACATTTATACATTCTCCTTTTACTGAAGGTGCTATAAAGCAGCCTAGTTTAATTGATGGGACATTTATTACGCGAGAAAATGAAACTAATGTTAGATTTTATATGTTCATACAAAAAAGATTAGAAGAGTTTTTGTTTGATCCAATTAAAGAAGAGTTTAAAAAGTACATAAAACCTGAGTTTAGCTTTGGTGACATTGAAACGTTAGACGATGATGTGTTAAGGTATATTAGGCAAAATGTTTTACAATTATATAAAATAGAAAACGTAGATTTTTATGTTAAAACTTCTAGAGAAATTTCATTGTTGGATTTTTCAACAGCCGAATTAACTAATTCTGAAAAGGTTTTGGCTGGCCTAACAGTAAACACTGCAATAGGATCAAAATTATTAAATACTAATCCATTTGATCTAAGCCTAATATATAACAAAAGGAAAGGTTTTACTGAGTCTTTTGGTTTCAGTATAACCATAGTTAAAAAATAAGAATATAATGGCAATAACTATACAAGATTTGATAGCCTCTGATACTATCTCTCAAGCTGTTGATAAAATAAATTTTAATTTTGATCAGCTCTTGTTAAATGGTGGAGGGCCAGTAGGTCCTAGTGGCCCACAAGGTACACCTGGCCCAATCGGTGGTAGAGGGGAAAGAGGATCTGATTGGTATGATGGGACGGTTAATCCTAACACAATTATAGTATCACCTTCACTCTTACCTGGTGATTATTACTTACAGAGCGATGGTCAAGTATGGGAATATAATGGAACTACTTGGTTTACGACACCAGTTAATTTAACAGGTCCTACTGGAACCCCAGGAACCTCTGATGGTTGGCTATATATCGGTAATGATGGATCTGGTAATGTAATTCCTGCAAACAAAAATACATTATACCCTTCAGGTATGCCAGGTGGTGCTGGTGCTAATGCTTCTAACGAAGGTGTAGCTATGGTTTTAGTTGGAGGTGTTACTACACAAACCCCAACAGTAGGATATAGTTATTCAGCTGCATATGAATTAACTGATGATATGACAGCTTCTTTAGACTCATCAAGAGTTAGTATGCTCATACATCAGAAAAACACATCTGCTAGGGCTATTAAGTTTATGGGAGGTGATGCTCTTCCCGAAAATTTTGAACAAGATAATCTTGGTAACTTAGCCGAAATTTATTTAGGTGCCGATGATGTACTTAACATAAACATACCTAAAGTAACTACACCAACCAGCACATCATCTGCAATTGGATTTAATTTATACAGTGGACCGCGCGGTATGAATTTTAGGTCTGGGAGAGGTGTTAAGTATGTAACTGGTGGAATAGGTAGTGGTTCTGGTGGATATGATATTGCGGATTATGAAATTGAAATAAATGAAGTTAATGCTGCGTTACCTCCAGCATTTAGTGTTAATGTTCTAGGTAATAAATCTGGATTATTTCAATTAGGGCAGACTACCCCTCCTACAACTAATGCATTTAATGGTCTTGCTTATTTAGGGGCTGATGAAATTTTAATTGATGGTAGAACTTCAATAGAATTTAAATCTGATGCAAGTACATATATATTTGATGGATTAAGTAGTATTTCAACTGCACCGACAGGTTTAGTTGCATATACAGCTGGAGAATCTTTAACTAAAATTGGTTTTAATGGGGGTGTTGTACCAGTCGGTCAGATATCTTATAATACTGTAAACTCAAATTTGGAAGGCTCAACCGGTACTGATAATTATCTAGTCTCATGGGGTGCTCAGAATACATTACAAAACCAAAATTGGATAATGTCTGGGGACGCAATATATCCTAATCAGACTGATACACAAAAATTAGGGTCGACTTACGGCGGAGGTATTAGAGCCCTCCATCTTTCAGGTGGAGATAGTACTGGTAATAGTCTCTTGTCTTTTTATGATGATCTTGGTACATATAATAGAAATACATTACAAATATCGGGTGGCAACTCACCTAGCACTGGGGTTGTGAGATTTGTACCAGGGGATGAGCTTTCCTTTCAACCACCACTCACTGGATCTACAAGGTCAAATACTAATACGCAATTTCAGCTTAATCTAACCTTTGCTGAACAAAATGAGGGAAGTAGTAGTGGTAGTTGGTATCAAGGAAAGCTTCCTGGTACCGTAATGGTGATTGGTAGTAGAACCGTAAGCGGGAAGCTAAGGAATGGTACTACGAGCACAGTTAATTATGGTAAGATAGAAATTGCACCAAAGACCAATTCTGCTGGGCAATGTACCGGAAAGGAAATGGCTGGTATATGGGCCAGGCCAGAGGAGACATCAACTACTGCAGGTGGTACTACCAACAATTACTGGCAGAATAAACCAATAGTTTTTAAAGGCTCAGATGGCTCAGAGACAACTACGTCTGGATCTAGACATTATGGTGGTGGTGCAGCTGTTCTTGGTGGTGATGGTGGAAATACATCAGGGCAAGCTGGTTGGGTTACTCTTTCACCAGGTGGTCAAAATCAGCTTGTCGCAACTGAATATGGTAAAGGTGTTCAAATTGGATATAATCCATACTATGACTTACCTAATGGTGCATCTACTAGCGAGGAAAATGCTACTAGGAGATCTGCTGCCCAGATAACAATAGGACCGCCTCTTACTATGAATAGCACATCATGGAATCCTAATTATAAAAAGGATGAAATATTTTTAAAGATTCATCAGCCGCCATCTATAATTAACATCGGTAATACTGATGAGGAAAGAAGAAATGAATCTAGATATGTAATGATGGTTAAAAGTTGCTATTCCGATGCGGATTCAGCTGGAGCAGTAGCTTTTTATAATAGAAACAATTCTAACGGTATAGAATTCTACCCACATTTAGGAGCAAACGATTTTAACCCGCATGTTGAAGAGAATGATACTTTAATAATGCACATGAATAATGGAACAAATGGAGCTGTGCAAGTAGGAGCTGGTGAAGGTGGTTTAGTTATTGGTGCTAAAGATGGTTATTGGGGAGCAATGAGGATTAATCAGGGTGGTGATTATGATGGGCGAGTCGTTAATAACCCAAATGAACCTAAACTACAGTTTTATGGACATGGAAATTATTCTAGTGTAGACGACTTCCAAGATCTAGGATTCCAAGTTAGAAGTATTAACAGTATAGTCGATCATCCTAATGTACTTTCCTGTGATTCAACCAGAAGTATTTTTGCGTCTGGGTGGATGAAAGCTAAACAGGCTGGTGGTATTGCTATTAACGTTAATAATTCATATATACATTGGCAACGAATAGGTAACACAATATCGTGTCATGGTAATATACAGTTTGGTAATGGTGTCGGTCAAAGAATTGTATATCTACCGGTTAAAGGAACAAGTGGTGGTGCCAATCTTGTTAGAGGACACTGTGATATAGTAAAAGGAGGAACTTTAGATGATGTGACTGGCCATGTTGTTCAAGTTGGTAGTGACAGATTTAGTTTTAGAAGAAATGCTGCTTGGGTAAGTTTAGCCAACTCAAATGTACACTTCTCATTTGCTTATATAATGCTATAAACATAATATTAAATTTTTAAAAATGACAAAAAAAGAAAAGAAAGAATTAACTGAATTTATTGACAAATACAAACAGATTGAAACATCTATTGATCTTATGCAAAAAAGTATTCTTAGCTTAGCAGAAAAGAGAGATGATCTATTTAATGATCTTGAAAAAATGAAAGTTAATGAAAAACAGTTTATGGATAAGCTAATAGAAAAATATGGAGAAAGTAATGTTACACCATATAAGTTATTACAGGTCTACGAAGAAGGATTATGATAATTATAAAAAACATAATACAAATACTAACTGATCCTAAAAATACAAGAATGTTTTTATTAGGTGGTATTGTAGTGTTATTTATTTTATTATTTAGACAATGTGAACAAACAAATATAGCAAAAGGAGAAGCTGTTAAAATTAGCAATAATTGGAAAGCATCATTAGATACAATTGAAAATTATATTGATAAGAATGGTAATGCTGCCGCTGAAATAAGAGCTCTTAATTTATCTATAGAAGAAATAGAAGGACAGTTAGAATTTGAAAAAGAAAAACCACCTATAACTATTATTAAAACAGAAACGGTAATTAAAGAAGTTATAGTAGAAGTTCCGGTAGTTATATTAGATACAATTATAAATACCGTGGTTGGTGATTTTAATTCAGCCTTAACGTTTTCAGATAAAAAGGAATGGGGTAAAAGTTCTAGAATTATTGATGCTATAATACCTTATAAAACTTCTGATAGTCTTATATCATTCGGTAATGCTAATATAGGATTAAAGCAAAATATATTTTTAACTGCATCATTAACAAGAGATGTTAAAACAAAAGAATTATTTGTAAATCTTTTAACCGATTATCCTGGTACTACATTTAATAGTGCCGAAGGAATATTAATTGATCAAAAGAGTAAAGCATTTAAAGGTTTACAATATGAAAACAGAAAAACCATAGGTCTAGGTTTACAATTAGGCGTAGGTTTAACTGGAAATCAAATTAGCCCATACATAGGTATAGGTTTAAATTATACACCAAAGTTTTTACAATGGTAAATAAATAAAAAGAATGGAATCATCTAAATTTATACAACTATCAGACGGTATATTATTGGAGTATATTTATACTAGCCAATCAAACCCAACGGAGCTTAATACAGGTACTTATCCTATTGAGATAATGAGGGATGGGCATACTGGTGGAAGTTTTCTTTTTAATACAGAAGCAGTATCGCCAGAAATGGGGAACTATAGAGATATATCTGCAGTACCTATTAACGAGAACAAAACACAATACGCGTATTTAGATACCGACGTAGGTGTACCTTATAACGATTTTGATCCAGAATTAACTGATAGTGTAAATTTATTACAATCCTTTAGCCCACAGCAAAACATTGCATATGATAAAATAAGAATACATTTTATATCAGGATTTACATTCACTGGATATGACGGTATAATATTTGAAACTTTAATACCGAGAAGAGATGGTGTTTTGCTTAATCTTTCTTCTATTAATTTTTTAAAGAATGATACACCAGTATTTAACCCAGACCCAGTATTAATAAACGATAAGTTATTTGCAAGTTACATAGAATGGAGAGTACCTTCATTGTTCTTTATGAATAACACCTTTAATACAGGAGATCCTAACGGATTAGGGTATAGGTTAACTGAAGGTCAAGGATTTTTAAGTACACCTACAATTACATTTAAAGCTACCGGTATATATGAAACTATAGTAGATAACGGATATAGTTATTATAATGTTGAAGAGATAAACGCAGCAACATTTGCAAGTAGAGATATATACGATAATCTTTACGCAGAAGTTAAGGAGGCTGATGGTGGAGACTATTTTGAATTGAGTGGTCAGGTTACCGGTTCAACTTTTGCTAATTTTATTGCTCAATTAAACTCTTCTTCTGGTGGTGCTGATAATATAGTATTTCATGAAATTAATGTAAGTGAACAAATAGGTACAAACTTTATAAAAACCAGCACACAAGTATTTACACAAACTACGAATTTTGATAACCCTATTTTATTTAGGCCTATTATTTTAAACAGTGCAGTTGCCGCGTCGTTTTCTATTAATTATATGTTAAGAATTTATAACCGAGCTGATAATACTCAAATAGTGAAAATTGCTAAATTGACTTCATTTGATGTTAATAAGTATGGTCGAAGATTAATGAAAATAAATTTAGGTGTAGTACCAACTGTTGCTAATGTTTATAATCAAGTAGCAGAAGATGATGGTAAAAACATAATTGTAAATAATGGCGGTGTTGGTAATAATCCAGGACAGACGTCAGATCAAATAGTAGAACAGCTGGTAGTAAAGACAAAATATGTAACTTCATTTAGAGATAGAATAAATGTAAAGGCTGCAATTTCACCAGCAAAAATACAAACAATAACAGAAAACGATGGCAGCACAACAGAATAACGCGAAGACTACTTCAAATGCAAATACTAACATGCCGAATGAAACTACAACACCACTAGGAGTTCAAACTGATGTTGCAGTTACTGCTGAGAGTTATGAATATTTTAAAAAATTTACTTCTTTAAATCCTGGTGCAGAACCTTTACCTGAAGGCGATGGGACTATTAGGATTTCCCCATTTGATGACTATATAATTTTTACATTATTCGATGAAACAGGCAATGATGGTGAGCTAGCAGATACTCCAATTGACTTAAGTAATGTTGGAACTTTAACATTAGTTTTTATTGGTGAAACCGATGAAATAAGAATTCCTAACTGGACACAAGTACAAGAGGTTGACCTTTCGCAAGGACAGGTGTTATTTAGAATAAGTAAAGAAGATTCCAAAAAGATCTTAGCTTTAGATAATAATATTTTTTATGTATCTACAAGAATGGAGAATGAAAGTGGAGTTAGTGACGAAAGTGCAATTTATTCAGGTACCTTTTTAAGTTTGCAAGATTCTGTACAAAAAAACATGACAGATAGATTAAATCGCCAAGCTGCAATATATGCTGCTGATATGGCAGGTAAGCAAAGAATCATAGATAATTATGAAACTGAACTACGTGAAATGATTTCGTTAGATGAAGATCAAACTGCAACAATAGCTGGATTAGAAGCATCTAATTTACAATTAACAAATGAGTTAGCATTATTATCAGAACAGTTAGGAAGTACTGAATCTGAATTGGCATTAAAGACTTCTCAGTTAATTGCACAGTCATTGGAAAGATTAAAAAGAAAAAGATCTCAGATATTTGCCATACAAAAAAATGCTAAAGCACAGGCTTCTAAAGCAAAATCTATAAGCTTTTATAAACAGGCCGCTAAACTTAATGAAGACTTTGTTTCCACTGCTAACCCAGTGTATGACCCAGAGCCTGGTAAAGGGGTTCTTATTGATCCGGACTATAACCCAAACCAAGGCAGTGATTTTTTAAATAAATAAGAGATGATATTAAGCGCAAGAAATAATCAGTTTAAATTTGAATTTCCTAGAAATTTTATACCTAAGGAAATTTCAGATAAGTATAAGCCATACTTAAATAAGATGCCAGGCTCTATGATTAAAGAACCTATTGATTACTTTAATTATGGAATACAGTCAATGAATTTACCAGGTCCTTCATTTGATCCAATATCGCAAAATGATTTTCCTGGAAATACTAGAAAGTTTAGAACTAGTTTACCTAAACAAGAATTGTTTGATAAATCATTAACTATAACAATGCAAGCGTTTGATGGTTGGGTTAATTATTGGATGGCTATTGAGGTGTTTGATTATTATTATAAACAAAGTGGAAAAAATCCGTTTGTACCAGAAGGAGTAGGATTACAAATGATTGATGGTAATGGCAATATTTTTGTTACATGCCAATTAAAGGATATGATTTTTACTGGTGTTAGTGCATTGGATTTAAACTTCTCAAGTAACACGATAGAATTTCAAACATTTGATATTGACTTTAGCTATAACTTATTAGAAACTGTAGTTAATCTTACTTAATATATAAACAAATAGAAACAGCAATGAAAACATTTAAAGATTACCTTACTGAAAGCCATAATGAATCTATAGATATCCAAAATCTATTAAACGAATCTTATGATTTAACAGAAGAGCAAGAAACTGCAATTGATAATGCAGTAGATAGAATTATGGAGGAACATAATAACGGAAAAGACTTAGAGGTTATTATGGAGGAAATAATTAATGAAGGTATATTAGGATCTGTTTTAGGTGGTCTTACCGGTTTTGCTTTAGGTAAATCTGTAGGAAAGGCTATTGCAAAAGTACTAGGTATTCAAAAAGGAGCCTTGTATGATTTATTAACCAGTCGATTAATCGGTGCTGCATTAGGAGCAGTATTAGGTAAAAGACTCTAATCCATTATAATTGATTTACTCAGGTATAGATTTTTCTCTTAATAGTCCAGGTACATGTACACAGGACCATAAAGGCAAATACACATTTATTACATTCTTTAATTACGGTAATAGAATATGGGATGAAGAAGGTAGAAAGATACCGAAGTCCTTTTCGGTTCATAAAGAATTAATGGACGATAAAACAATATTAGGGTTTCCTTATTATAGACAAGTAAAGGATAAGGACTTTTTACTTAGGGAAAGAGAAAAACTCACAGATGGTCAAAACATAGCCGACTTAATTTCAAATATTTTAATAACATTATATGGAACAGAAAACCATAAGATTGCACTAGAAGGTTTTTCGTATGGATCAAAAGGGAATTCATTCATTGACATTGTTCAGTATAATACATTCTTAAGAAATGAAATTGTAAATTCTTGGGGTGTAGAAAATATTTCAATTTACCAGCCATCACATGTTAAGAAATTAGCAGGTAAAGGTAATGCAAATAAACATTATATGGTTAAAGCATTCCAAGACGATGTTTTTAACGATAAAGATTTAAGGAAAACTAAATTATGGAAATGGACTCAAGGTAAAGACTTTACAGAAAAGATCCCTAAACCAATAGATGACCTTGTAGATGCGTACTTTATATTAAATGCAAATAAAGAAAAAGGGTGGTCATTAAAAACTTAATACATAGAATACCACTAAATACTTTAATGACTAGTAATTACATACTTCTCTTTCTTTAATTTAGTATATTTTATATATAGAAACCAGAACTTAGTTTCAGAATATTATGATAAAAGCGATAAAAAATAGAATATTTATTAAAAAAGATGAATTACCAGAAAAAATCGGTAACATATATGTCCCAAAAACAGAAGGTCAGTATGCACCACCATATTCAGGTACTATCATTTCTGTAGGCGGTGACATAGAAGATCCGGATTATAAAGTAGGATCACGAGTACTATTCCACGACTTAGCAGGCACAGAGTTTAAATATGATGGCAATACCATATTCAGCATCAGAGAAAATGATGTAACCGCTATTATACAATAAAAAAGTTCTATTTAGACTGAAACTAAATAGAGATATGAATATATAATAAACAAAGGAACTGATATTATTCAGCGACTTATAAACAGGCATATAACAAGGCAAAGTATATTGGCAATACCCGGGCAAATTAAAAATAGGCAGAGCTGCGTTATATCCACAATTAATAACAAAGTAAAAATAAAAAGGCAATTAAAATGGCAAATGAATTCGACATTTTCAGTGTAAGCGTCAAGGACCTTGACACTGGAGACAGACCCGCACCAAGTAGCGATCTGTACACACCAAAACCCGACCAGGGAACTGACGGTACTTACCGTTCACTAATTAGGTTTCTTCCTAATGTAAAAAACCCACGTAAACCTTTCGTTCGTAAATATGTCTATTGGTTAGAAGATAGAGATGGCAACGGCTTCTACGTAGATTCACCTTCAACAGTTGGAGAGAAATGTGCAGTACAAGACATGTTCTTTAAACTTAGAAATTCTGAATCTGCTGTAGATAAAAAGATGTCAGAAGGACTGAAGCGTAGAGAAGTATTTTATGCATTAGTGCAAATCGTAAAAGATCCACAGAACAGAGATTTAGAAGGACAAGTTAAAATCATGAAATTTGGTTATAAGATTAAAACCAAAATTGATGAGGAATTAAATCCACAATTTGATGAACCTACTCAAGTATTCGATCCGTTTGAAGGAAAGAATTTTGAATTAGTAATTTCTAAGAAAGGTGGTTATCCTAACTATGATTCTTGTAAATTTCAAGGAAGTAAATCCGCTATGACGATTAACGAAGAAGCAGTAACTTCTGATGACGCAGGTAGAACTGCAATTCTTGATTTTATTAAGGATGCACCAGAGTTAGCAAACTTTGATTACCGTCCTTGGAATGATGAACAGCGAAATAAAGTAATGGGTGTACTTTCTCAATTTAGTAACCCAGGATCTTCTATTGAAACTGTTACTAAAAAGCAAGACGCACCAGAACCAGTAAAAGTAGCAGCCGCTGTATCGGCGGTAAATGAAGCTGCAGGATCTGCTGCACCAACTGCAACTAAAACTGAAGATTCTTCTAAAGGAGATGATTTCGATGATTTCATTAATGGTTTAGATCTTTAATAGTATGGCAACAGAAGTAATAATATCTTCTGAAATGAAAGCTCGGATCATCGATAAGGTGGTCCGAGTTCTTCATACTAACCATTCTCATCCAGAAAAAAGAAGATTATTAGAAAGTAAAGAAAGATTAAATTTTGCATGTCCATATTGTGGAGATTCAACAGATAGTCCTAGAAAGAAAAGAGGAAATTTATACTGGAGCAATTTACAGTTTCATTGTTATAACTGCTCTGCTCATGAAAGTTTAGATGTTTTTCTTAAAGATCATAATGTAAACTTTGAAGGTGAAGATCGTATAGATGTAATTAATTTTATTAAAGAAAATAGAAAAAACTTTTCTTTAGGAGAAAGTTTAGAATTTCATTTATTTGAAATGGCTAATAAATTAGCATTAACATTTGATGAGGTTGCTTTAGGCTTTAATGTGTATCCTATAAATAGTTTAACATACCGAGCATACCCTTATTTAAAAAGTAGATTACTTCATCATAAAACTGAAAGATTCGGTTATGACCCAAGAAGAAAAGAACTATATGTATTTAATCTTAATTCCAAAGGAAACATTATAGGTTTTCAAGTTAGAGCATTAGATGATAATAGCGGTCCTAAATATAAAACATGGAATATAGAAAGAATATATGACAGGCTTAAAAAACCTTTAAATATAACTGAAGAAGAACTAGATTCTTTAAACAAAATATCAATGATCTTCGGTATACTAACAACAGATTTGAGTAGACAGTTCACGGTATTTGAAGGTCCTATTGATTCATTCTTTATGTCAAATACCATTGGTCTTACTGGTGTTAAAAAACAAATATTGGATTTTGATGATATACCTACCGTTAGATATTTCTTTGATAATGATATTGAAGGTAAATCAAAAATGATCCAAAAACTAAAAAGAGGTAATACTGTTTTTATGTGGCAAAAGTTTTTAAAGGATTTTAATATTCCTTCAAAAAAGGTAAAGGATTTAAATGACTTAGTTAAGTATGAATTTAAACATAGAACAGGGTGCTTGCATGAGTTGGATAAATATTTTACAAACAATCATTTAGATCTTATATTTATATGATAAAAAATTACAACAATTTTGTGACTGAACAATTTGATGATTTTTATAATGATTTAGCAATCTCTAAAAAGAAGCTTAAATTATTTACTAAATTTAAAAAGATTAAAACTGATGATGTAAAAACAACCTTTACATTACCGCAACCTAAGAAAAGGTTTCAGCCAAAGATTAAGCAGTACAAAAAGATTAATAACGATAAAGGAATATTTTAATGGCATTTGATGATACACAAATAAAAGAGGCTAATGAACAATTAGAACTTAGATTAGGTTCTGATAGGAATGATTGGAAAGCAAAAATCAAAGATCTTGTTTCTAAGCTAAAAAACATGAATGAATTAGCAGAGTGCCAAGTAAGAATGCTTTCATACCGGCAAATCTTATTAGACAAAGTAACTGATTTTAAGACCACCATATATAAAAGGAATGCTACTTGGGACAGGTATTATAAGAACCAATATCGAGAGTATTCAGTTAACTATGATGTTAAACTAACTAATGGCGAAAAGCATCAATTTATAAAAGCCGATCTGTCTTCTTTAAAAACTCAGATTGACATGTTACAATCACATATAGATTATTACTATGAATGTATTAAGACTTTAGATAACATGGCATTTGCAATAAGAAACAGAATAAACTTAGATGATAAGGAATTTTAATGGAACTATCTCTGTCTGAAAATAAAAAGTTTTTAGTAATTGATTCATGTACCGAATTGGAATATGAACAGTTAAAATCTAGTCTTACTAAGAAAATAGAAGGTTGGCGGTTCCACCCTTTAGTAAAGAAAAAGGTATGGGATGGTAATATTTCGTTTATTAAAAGAAATAAAATTCCGGCAGGGTTATGGAAAGAAGTTATAGACATCTGTAAACAATATGATTATCAATTTACACTAAATGGCATAACTGATATTTTTGATACTTCGATAGATGAAGATATGTTTAGAGGTTGGGTAGATGAATTTTTTGCAAAGTCTGAAATTAAACCTAGAGATTATCAGATTGATGCTGCAATTAAAATTTTAAAATATAGAAGGTGTTTAGCTGAATTGGCAACGTCTGCAGGTAAAACTTTAATTTCATTTATGGTGGTTGCTTATATGATGGAACAATTAGGCAAAAAGAAAATCTTAATGATCGTGCCTAATGTAAGTTTAGTAGTTCAGGCGAGTGGAGATTTTGAAGAATATAATAAAGGCAGAGTACCTATTAAGATTCAACAAATTTATGCAGGAGTTAAACTAAGAAAGAGTTCTAATATAGTTATAGGTACTTATCAATCATTAACTAAAAAAGACGAGGAATACTTTAGCCAATTTGATGCAGTATTTGTAGATGAAACTCATAAAGCAAAAGCAAATTCAATCCAAAAGATAATGGATAAATGTTGGCACTGTGATTATAGATTTGGTTTAAGTGGTACTATACCTAAAAGAGGAACTGTAAATAGACTTAGTTTAATGTCGGCAATGGGCCCACTAGTAACTCAAGTAAAGGCTGCTCATTTACAGGAAGAAGGTCATATTGCAAAATGTAAAGTTTTACAGATCCACATGGAATATGCAACCGATGCACAAAAAGAAGCATTCTCATCTCTGTCTAAAAATCCGTATGATAGACAAAAGCTATTTAGTTTAGAACAAAACTTTATTAACGAAAGTGAAAAGAGACTAGACTTCGTTTGTCAGGTAATTAAAAAATCAACATCCAACTCATTAGTCTTATTTCATAAAATAGCATACGGTGAAAAACTATATCAAAAGCTTAGAACAATAACAGATAAAAAAGTCTATTATGTTGACGGTTCTGTTAAGTCTGATTTTAGAGAAGAGTTTAAAAAGAGAATGGAAAAGAATGATGATGTTATTATTGTAGCATCATACGGAACATTCTCAACAGGTATTTCAATTAAAAACATTCATAACATTTTCTTTACTGAATCATTTAAATCAGAAGTAATTATCAGACAGTCAATAGGTAGAGGTTTAAGAAAACATGAAGCCAAAGATGTTGTAAAAATATATGACTTCATTGACGATTTTAGATATAAAGTAGATGATCATGACTGGGTAAATTATATCTATAGACACGGTATGGAAAGAAGAAAAATATACAAGGAAGAAAAGTTTCCTTTTGAGGTACAAAATGTAAGGTATTAATATAGAATATCTTTCTCATGAGAGATGGATATATAAAAAAAGAATCAAAAAAAGATAATTATAATGAAACCAATTAAAAAGTTTTCACTGATGGCTAAAGCTGATGATTCAATTAATGAATCGGCTGACCCAAATCATGATGCTGTAATGGATCTAGTTAAAAAGATGGGTTACGAAAGTGTCGAAGAATTAAAGAAAGAAAAAAATCTTTTAACTAAATTAGAAGGTTTATTAAAAGATGTTTCACCAAAGGACGATATTTCTGAGGATGAACTTGAAGAAGATAGAGCCGAAGATATAGCTGATGAAGTTAAAAAGAAAGGTGAACCTAAATCATTAGAATCTGAAGAAGATAAAGATGAAGATAAAGTTGGTACCGATGGTGAAGTTGCTGAAACTGATGAAGTTGAAGAAGACTCTGCAAAAGATATTGAAGATGAAGTATTAGCTAAAGGCGAACCTAAAGATGTAGAAGATAAGGCAGGTGATAAGGTATCTGATGATCCTGAAATTACCGCTGAGGTTCCTGCTGAAGCTGATGAAGTTGAAGATGAGGAAGGTGTTGAGGTTGCTGCTGAAGAAGAGGAAACTCCGGCTGCTACAAAAAGAATTATGGCTTTCGAAGATTTCATTAAAGAAAAAGAAGTTACAATAAATAAGAATGTCAAATATCACGATGATGATGAAGAGAAAGAAGACTATTCTGTTGTTGCTGCATCTGCCGATGCTATTTCTGAGGATGATGAAGATAAAGGAATGGAAGATGAAAAAGAAGGAGATGAGTTAGAAGACAAAGGTGATAAGAAAGTTGATTCTGAAGATGACAAAGAAAAGGCTGACCATTATAAAGGAGCTGTAAAATCTGATGACTCCGAAATTGATGCATTAAAGAAAGATGCTGAATATGATGAAGAAGAAGAAAAGAAAGATGAATCAAGAATTATGTCTTTTTCAAATTTTGTAACTGAATCGTATGATGAAGAAGAAGTAGAAGAAGAAGAAGAAATAGAGGCTGAAGAAGAAGCTGTAGAAGAAGCGGTAGGTGAAGTAATTACTAAAGTTACCGGTGATGAAATTGCTGATGAAGAAGCTGGTGATGATGGCCTTGCTATTCCTGCAGAAAAAGGCGACGGTTCTGAAACTGCTGCTGGTATTGCTGGTGATATAATGGATATGGGTAAAGTAAAAGTACAACCTGAATCAAAAGGCGAAGAATTAGTTACTAAAGACCAAAAGATTACAACTGAAGTAAAAGGTGAAGCTGATGATCTTAAGGATGCTACTGAAGTTCCTGCAAAAATGGGAGACGGTTCTGAATCTGCCGCAGGTATTGCTGGTGATATAATGGATATGGGTAAAGTAAAAGCTCAACCTGAAGCAAAAGGTGCTGCATTAGTTGGAGAAGCTAAGATTAATGAAAAGGATATTACTTCTGCTGATGAATTTAAAGAATATGCAATGGCAATTCTAAAAGATGCATTCGGAGATGATTTTGATGAAACTAAAGCAACTGAAACTGCTGATGGATTAATTAAGAAGTATGGTGAAGATTACGGCGCAATGGTCGGAGCTTTACAATCTACTATGGGATCATAATAAAAACAAGAACTAAAGATATGAGTAATATAAAAAAGTTTGCAGAATTTGTAAATGAAAACTTAAATGAAGCTGAATTACCATCATGGGTTGAAGGCGGTCCTTATGACTCCCTCAAAGATATGACAGGTAATATTGATCTTGATGGAATGACAGTAGCGGATATTAATAAAAATTACCAACCAGCTTTAAAATATTTAGGAGTAAAATCTATTGCTGATATGGGATATCTTTCAAGTACTGCTAATGATGATGAATTGTATGATATTGTTTCGCCTCAAATGAAAGGTTCCAACCTTCTTGGTAATGATAGAGGGAAAGGAATGGATCCATCACCATACACAGCTGCTTATAAAGGAATGCTAGGAGACGTAAAAATAATTATAGTACAAGATATTAATCAAGAAAATAGTTATGCATACGCTGCGGTTGATTCTAGAGGAAACCTTAAATAAACATAAACATGAAACATATAAAATTGTTTGAACAATGGCTGGCCGACAAAAGCCAGCCATTTCTTTTTGAAGGAGGTGCCGCTGGTCACATGGCCCATCCATTTGACGATAAAGATTTAACCTTTGGTGATTTTAAGGCAATGATAGATGCTGGTCTTAGAGGTGAATTAAACTTTGAAGAAGATGCTACTGAAAAGACCGATGGCCAAAATGCATTTGCTACTATCCAAGACGGTGAAGTTAAATTTGCAAGAAACAAAACAGAGTTAAAGAATCCAATGACTCTTTCTGAATTTAAGAATAAATTTGAAGGGCATCCTAGTAAATTAGTACAAGATACTTTTCAATTTGCTGCACAGGATTTAGCTAGGTTGCTAATGGCTCTTTCTCCAGCTGACCAAGAAAAATATTTTAAGAATGGAAAAGACTTTATGAACATGGAGTTAATCTATTCACAAAACCCTAATGTTATTCATTATGATACAGATGTAATTCAATTTCACGGGATAAAGGAAACTGATGGTAACGGTAACATTACAGGCACTAATAATAAACCTGCAAAAGAAATTGCAGATATACTTAAAAAGGTACAATCAGATATTGGTAAAACTTTTAAAATAATTCCACCTAGAGTTATTAAATTACAAAAAGATTTGGATTTTACCACAAACAAGAAAAGATTTATAAACCAAGTTAACGCATTAGAAAAAAGATACGGTTTAACTGATAGCGATGAAGTTGCTAAATATCACGAAATGTGGTGGAGAGAATTAATTGATAAACAATTCCCTACATTATCTCAAGATGTAAAAGAAGGTTTACTTAAGAGATGGGCGTACGGCGATAAGAAGAGTTTAAATATGAGATCTCTTGCTAAACAAATTGGACCTAAAGAAGCTGCACTAGTTAAAAAGTTTGACAAAGAAGATGTTGCTAAAAAGTATAAAGAAAACATTAGACCTTTTGAAGATCTGTTCTTAGAATTAGGATCTGTGATTCTTAAAAACGCATCTGACTTTTTAGCAGCTAATCCATCCGATGAAGCACAAAGGCTAAGAGCTCAAATACAAACAGCAGGAAGTAAAATTAAAAAGACTGGTGGGGCTGATCAAGTAAGAAAGGTAGAAGCTGAACTAGCAAGGCTTGATAGAATTGGTGGAATAGAATCTATATTTCCAACTGAAGGAATAGTATTTAAATACAAAGGAAAGATTTATAAACTTACTGGTACATTT